TGTGCGGTTGGATTTGGCACCAATCAAAGAATATAGATGAGTTAAGAGCCGAAAACCAAGTGCAAGCCCAAACCATTAAAAGCCAAGAGCAAGTCAATCAATCGCTAAAAGATACGATTGAAGTAGAACGCCAAGCAGTAGAGCAACAGAGAGTAATCAATGATGAAATCAAACAAGCAACACAAGACAAAGTACAAGTTGTCAGAAAGATTATTAAATCACAGCCTTGTTATAACACTCGCATCTATGACGATGCTATTGAGCGGTTGCACTAATAAGGTTACAACTAAGACGGAGTATATTTATCCGCCTCAAGCATTTCTAACGCCTTGCGTGAAAACACCATTCACTGGCAATACATACGGTGAGGCGGTAGAACATCTAATCACTGTAAAAGCAGAAAGAGATATGTGTGCTAGTCAAATCACAAATATTAATAAGTGGATTGAATCTACAAAGGATAAGAAATGAAAATCGGTGATACTGTAAAACTCCGTAACGGAACATTATGTGATGTAGTTTATGAAACACAATTTGGTAAATGGTTATTAGTCGAAAAGACAGAAACAGAAGAACCGCCATTCTCTCACTGGCATAATCAAAACGGAACATTCTACGCTGACGATGAAAGTCAGTTAGATGTCATTGAGGTAGTTGAATGATTGGCGGTGATGATAACTGCGGTTGAATAGATTGTGATTGTAAGGTTTACATCATAACAAAATAAAGGTGAGTTTAATAGCTCGCCTTTTTTATTGGTGCTTATATGGGAAGAGAGAGCTGGCATTATCTGTATAACAGAAAGGCTTGGAAAGAATTAAGGCTTGACCACTTAGCAAAAGAGCCATTGTGTGTATTTTGTCAGAGAGAGGGAAAGCTAACGCCTGCCACAGTAGTTGACCATATAACACCACACAAAGGAAATCTAGATTTATTCTTCGATGATAATAATCTTCAGTCATTATGTAAGCTACATCACGATAGCGCTAAACAGAAAGCTGAAATAAGAAAAATAAATCAAATTGGATGCGATATAAATGGGTTGCCGATTGACGAAGAACATCCGTTCAACAAAGGGAGGGGTGGGTGAAAAGTTCGGAGCAAAACTTCAAAAAACCGCCATCGAAACACTGAATTATCGCTAATGCAGTTTTTCTAGTAAATTTACAATAAATTAAGAGGTAAAACCTATGAGTAGTCGCAAAATCCGAAGTGATAGCACTACAGCAAAGGTATTAGCCAATGATGCGGCTCAAAGGAAATTAGAACCACCACAAAAACTAACCAAAGCTGAAAGTCGCTATTGGGAAAGTATCACTACAAGCCGAAATCCTGATAGCTGGACTCCGATTGATAAAGAGCGAGCTGTTAAGTTGGCTAAATTGTACGTAGAGCTTGATGATTACGAAAATGAATTAGCTACAACAGCTAGACGATGGATTAAAACCGATAACGGAGTGATGAAACAACATCCATTACATTACGTTATCGAAGATTTGTATAAGCGTGAAATCCAAATGTGCCGCAGTTTACAAATTCATAGTCGAGCAACAAATGGCGAAAGTCGTGACCAAGTGAAAACTAATCAGCTTTACCAAGATGCTCGAAATGCTATTGATGATGAAGATGGCTTGATTGCAACAAGGGTGATTAACTAATGACTAAGGCTGACAAAGTAATTGCATTTATTGAGCGGTACTGCTTTGTGCCAGAGGGTGCGTTAGTTGGTCAGCCGATTAAATTAGAAGAATTCCAGTTAGACTTTATTCGTGGTGTTTACGACAACCATGACGGTACAAGTCACGGAATCTTATCTATTGGTCGTAAAAACGGCAAAACAGCTTTAATCGCTTGTTTGTTGTTGGCTCATTTAGTTGGTCCAGTGGCAATTCAAAATAGCCAAATCGTTAGCGGCGCATTAAGCCGAGAGCAAGCCTCTTTGGTGTTTAACTTGGCTGTAAAGATGATTCAGCTTAATCCTAAGCTAAGTAATATCATCTCGATTAAGCCAAGTGGTAAGCGTTTAATTGGATTACCAATGAACGTTGAATATCGAGCTTTAGCGGCAGATGGTCGAACCGCTCAAGGTTTATCCCCTGTATTAGCTATTCTTGATGAAATAGGGCAGATACAAGGACCACAATCGGCTTTCGTGGATGCTATCACTACCGCACAAGGTGCGCATAAAAAACCGTTATTACTCTCAATTAGTACGCAAGCGGCAAATGATGGCGATTTACTTTCAATTTGGATTGATGATGCAAAAACGAGTAATGACCCTCATACAGTTTGCCACGTTTACAGTGCGGATAAAGATTTAAAGATTACCGATCCGAAAGCGTGGAAACAAGCAAATCCAGCGTTAGGCGTGTTCCGCAGTGAAGATGATATAAGAAAGCTCGCTGATAAAGCTAATCGCATGCCAAGCTTTGAGAATACATTCCGAAACCTAAACTTAAATCAACGAGTAAGCACTGTTTCTACGTTTGTCAGTATTGATGCTTGGAAAGAAAGCGGTGCGGAACAATCAAGCCCTAGCGGATTGACCGCTTATGGTGGCTTAGACTTATCCGCTCGGACAGACTTAACTTCTTTGGTTCTGACAACTAAAGATCCTGACGGAAAAATCAATGTTTATTCTTACTTCTGGACGCCTGAAATAGGGTTGGAGGATAGATCGAAAAGAGACCGCTCTCCATACGATGTATGGGCAAAACAAGGATTTATTCGCACAACACCAAGTGCGACCGTTGATTATGCGTATGTTGTGCGAGATATAGCGGAAATCCTAGCGGATTTTGATATTGCCGCAATCGCCTTTGACCGCTGGCGAATAGACATCTTTAAGAAAGAAATGGAAGCTCAAGGGATTAATCTTCCTTTAGTGCCTTTTGGTCAAGGTTTTAAAGATATGTCGCCAGCAATCGACACTCTAGAGAGTGATTTGCTGAATGGCAACTTAAAGCACGGTATGAACCCTGTTTTGACGATGTGTGCGGCAAATGCTGTGATAACTAAAGACCCAGCAGGGAATCGAAAATTTGAAAAGCATAAAGCAACAGGTCGTATTGATGGAATGGTTGCTTTGGCAATGGCTAGGGGTATTTCTGAAATGAGCGAAACGCCTCAAGATATAGACGACTTTTTAAAGGATATTATTATCGGATGAACGGACAAAACGATAAAGGTTGGTGGAGTCGGTTTTATGACCGATTATTCAGCGGTGGGAAACGATTAGATAAAGGTTCGTCAGTAGATCCGTTTGTTAGTCAAGCAACTGGCACAGGTGAACAGGTAGATGCTGAAAAAGCTCTTAAATTAAGTGCAGTATGGGCTTGTGTGCGATTAAGAAGTCAAACCGCTTCATCATTGCCTCTACACCTTAAGAACTTTGAGCGGAAAATAGCGAGAGAACACCATTTATATAAATTAATTCACGATGCGCCAAATGCAGATATGTGTGCGAGTGAGTTTTGGCAAGCTATCGTTGCCAATATTGACCTATGGGGTAACTCATACAGTCGCATAAACCGATTGAATGGTCGAATTGTATCGCTTGATATTCTCGACCCTCAATACATGACTGTTAAACGCAAGGATAGCGGTGAGATTGTTTATATTTACACAAAAAACAATGTAGATAGTGGTGAGTATGGTGAGGCTGAAATACTACATTTCAAAGACTTTTCGCTCGATGGACTGGTTGGATTATCTCCTATCAGCTATTTAGCTCAAGTGATGGGCTTACAGATTGCAGCAAACAATGCGGCAGGAAAAGCATTTAAAAACAACTTGAAAGCTGGTGGATTCTTAAAAACTGGCGATAGAGTGTTAAATGCCGAACAGCGTGATTTGGTTCGCAAGGCCCTGAATGAATACGGACAACCTGAAAACGCAGGGAAGTGGATGGTTCTTGAGGCTGGAATGGAGCCAGCTAATATGTCTGGAGCTTGGATTAATCCGCAAGATGCTCAATTACTTGAAAGCCGATATTTCGGGATTGAAGAAATTTGCCGAGCGATTG